TGGACGACGTAGGCATCAGCTACAGCATCGGCGCCCACATCGTCACCTACACCCCCAACGGGGGCGCCAACCAGTCCTGGCACGCGGTGAGCAACGGCGACGGCACCTACGAACTCGTCAACAAGGCATCGGGCAAATGCATGGACGTGAACTGGGGCCAGTACGCCGGCAACGGCGAGTACGCCAACCAGTGGGACTGCCAGGGACAGGCCACCCAGAGGTTCGCGATAACCCCTTATCCGGACAACCCGAACCAGTTCCAGATCCGGCAGGTGTCCTCCGGCCGGTGCCTTGACGTGCTACGCGACCTGACCGGCGACGACCGCTGGGTCGGCTTCTATGACTGCAACGGAATGAACAACCAACGCTGGTATTGGATCGTCCTCAACCCCTCCTACTAAGGTCACGGCCCGGGGAACCCGGAGCCACGACGAGGCCGAAGAGTCGGAGGTTCCCCCGGGGGTGTACACCCGCCCCGGGGGACCTCCCGTCTGTGGCGTCCTGGCCGCGCACCTGACCGACTATCGGATCACTCCGGACGCAAGGGGTGGGACACGTTGGGCTCGGGCGGGCAGGTGACGGGAGGATCGAGACCGCTGCCGACCGGCCACCCGGCCAGGCTAGGGACGTACCACAGCCCTCCACGGCGGCCAGCAGAGCGACCCCTTCCGCAAGCTCGTGTCCGACCCCGCGAGATCGACCTCGGGAATCTACCTACGCTGACTTGCCGTTTTCAGACGAACTGATTGGCGCGGTTTCGGGGTATCAAGACAGGTACTTAGCTTCCGGTCATCTCGTAGGCGGCGAAGGCGTCGACGTTGCTGATGACCCACCCGAAGGTGGCCTCCACCAGCAGGCCGACGAGGTTGTGCTGCCACAGCGAGACGAGCTGGCCGTCGATCATCACGGTTGCTTCGGTGCTGACCTTGAGGGTCATCTCCTGGGCGAAGCCCCAGCGGATCTGTGACCAGTCGCCGCCGAAGGCGCGCACGCTGGTGTCCCTGCTCGCGCCGATCCGCCCGGACACCGCGCGGGAGTACGCGGTCGGCAGGCCGAGCACGGTGTCCATGCGGTCGGCGAGGTTGGTGGCGGTCTGCAGCAGGGGCCGGCCGTTGCGGTCGGTCGCCCCGATCAAGCGCGGGCGCAGGCGGGAGTCGGCGGCGAACCCGGTGAACTCATCCGAGGTGTCGTCGTTGACGACCAGCTCGTAGCCCGCGACCAGGTCCCCGGAGATCCCGCCTTCCTCCTGCGGGGTGGAGCCGAGTACGACCCGGTTGGAGGTCTGGTTGATGTACTCCTTGCCCTCGACGAGGGCGCCGGTGAGGGGGGAGCGGCCGTGCAGGGTGAGCAGGTCCGCGCCGCGGGCGATGGCGAAGGACAGGTCGTCGCTGATCTGGTCGTAGGTGCCGCCGACGTTGGCGCGGGCGAATTCTTCCGACACGACGACGATGGTGGCCATCTTGACCGGCTTGAAGGTCTTGACGCCGTAGCCGGTCTCGGACACGGGCTTGGCCTCGCCCTCCCCGATCACGCCGACCTCGGGGCGCTGGGTGGTGGTCGGGATGCTGGTTTCGCCGAGGGTGACGGGAATGGTGCCGGCCAGGCGCATCACGACGGAGCGCTCCTGGGCCTTGTCGAAGATCGGGCCGGTGACCTCGCGCGGCAGGAGCTGCTCGGGGATGTTGGCCAGGGTGGTTGGTGCGATTGCGCATCACTCCAATGGGACAGGGTCAGCGGGCGAGGCGGTCCTGGACGAACGCGGCGAACGCCTCGGCGGGGGTGGCGCCGGTGGCGTTGCCCTGCACGCCTGCGCCTTGGGAGGGGTCGGGGCGCTTGCGGTCGGGCAGGCCGAGCAGTGCGCGCAGCCGCACGGCGTCGGCGGCCAGCTCGTCGTGGGTGTCGCCGACCAGGCGCGCGGCGAAGTCCGCGACGTGCGTGGGCGGGATGTCGGCGGCGAGGGCGGCGCGGAGCTTGGTGGCTTCGAGCTGGGCGGCGGACAACTGGCTGGAGAGCTGGTCCACTTCGGCGCGGCTCTGCGCGTTGGTGGTGTCGGCGGCCGTGTCCTGCAGGGCTTTCTGGGCGGTGTTGCGCTCCCGGCGGTACTTCGCTGCTTCGGTGCGGGCGCGGCGGATCTCGTTTTGCGCCCATTCGGGTAGCTCGTCCAGCGACCCGGCGGTCACCGAGGCCGGGGTGGCGCTCTCGCCCCCGCCGGTGGTGGTGTCATCGCTGGGCTGGTCGCTGCTGGGATCGGTTGTGGAGTTGGTGGTGGGTTCGGACAGTGCTCGGCCCTCCAGGGGCGTGCAGGGGTGACCGGTCGCCTGGACCGGTGGTGAACAGGGGTGGGCGCGGACCGCCAGGGTCCGCGTGGGAGGTCACGCGGCGCGGGTGTCCGGTTGCGGGGGCGAGTCGGACAGCGCGCGGCGGAAGGTGTTGAGGGCGTCCCGGCCGGAGCGTCCGCGCGTGGACTGCTGCCACAGGCGTTGTGCGGTCAGGAAGGTGGAGCGGCCGTCCCAGCGGTCGGCGTTGAACACCGGCACGGCCTGGCAGTCACAGCGGTCGTGCCAGGCGGTCATTTCGCCCGCGGACTGCTGCGAGGCGTAGACGGGGCCGCGTGAGGCGAGCATCCAGCAGAACGCGCAGGTCTCCCGACCGGTGGGGACTCTGGCCCAGCGGACGCGGTCGCGGCCGGTGGCGGTGATGATGGTGTCCCGTCCGGCCTGCTCGACGTGCCGGGCGAGCATTCCGGCGGTGTCGCTGATCGCCGCGCGGGCGCTGGTCGGGTCGGCCAGCCGGGGGCGCGCGGTGCGGGAGAGGCCGTGGTCGAGTGCGGTCAACTCGTAGTGCGGCGAGGTGAGCGACGGTGCCGGCCGGTGGGTGTGCTGCTCGCGCTGGGCGAGGTAGAACCGCACGGCCAGCAGGTGCGATGCCTGCCGGGCCTGGACCACGGCCGGGTACAGCGCGCCGAGCAGCAGCCGCCACGTCTCGGTGGTCAGTGGCCGGCCCGCCAGCGTGCGCAGCACGGCGACGGTGGTCGTGACGACGGGCCTGGTGATGGTGTCCTGGGCGCGGCGGAACTCGGTCAGCCTCACGCGGGCACCACCTCGGCCGGTGGCTGCGCGGGCGCTGCCGGTGGGTTCGTGCCGACGGTCGCCATGAGTCGCGCGAGCGGGTCGTCTCCGGAGGCGTCGGCGAGCTTGCGGCGCTGTTCCGGGCTGTAGCCCAGTTCCTCCCAGGCGGCCGGGACGGGCAGGATGCCCGCCGCGACGAGCTTCGACACGGCGTCGGCCTTGGCCGCATAGGTCGGCGTGGCCGGGTCGCGCCACACCGCCTCCAGCCGGGCCGCCTCGGGCGGGAGCTGGCCGTCGACGATGAGCATGGCCAGCCGCATCGCCTGTTCCCACGCGCCGGAGAACGCGCGGGCGCGTCGTTCGGCGCGCTTGACCAGGCGGGCCTCGGCGCTGCGGATCGCATCCGCGCTGGCGGGGTTGTCGGTGGACAGGCCGAGGAAGTGCGGCGGCAGCCCGGAGAGCGCGGAGACGATGCGGGCGTAGGCGTTGATGACTTCGGTGAAGTTGCGCAAGTCGGCCGAGGAGAACTGGCCGACTTTGGCGTCCTCGTTGCCCAGGGCGAGGATGCGCCCGATGTATGCCTCCCACGCGGGCACCGGTTCGCCGGCCTCGTTGACGAAGTCCTCGCGGGAGGCGCCGAGCACGTATCGCTGGGGGACCGCCAGGAGTTCTTGCGCGCCTTGCAGGTTGGTCAGGGTGCGGCACGCGGCGTCGGTCAGGCCGATCACGTCGGCCATCTCCGAGCGGCCGTCCCGGTCGGCCAACCTGGCCCGGTTGATCAGCGGGATGACCGGGACGGTGCCGAGTTGGTGGTCGATGACATCCACCGCCTGCCAGTCGGACCAGCCACGCTCGTAGAACACCGTCCGCTCAGGCAGGTACAGCGTCGCCGACAGCTCCCCTTGCTCCGCACCGGTGGAGGTGTAGAGGCGCAGGGCCGCGCGGACGGTGCGGGTGCGCGGGTCGATGTCGGCGACCATGGACCGTGCCGACTCTGGGGTGATCACCGGCATGTCGGGGTTGTCCTCGTTGGGGCCAACGGTCAGGTACGCGCGCCCGGTGACCAGGGCCTCCAGGTGGGCGAGGCTGCTTTCCTCGTCGAGGTTGTTGGCCTGCCACCACGACCACATCC